TAAATTGATCTTTAGCTTCAATAATAAATTCAATTACTTCTTTAGATATATCTTCAAGTTTTATTTTTTCTCCTGTAAGTTTTTCATATTTAGCAGCTATATCTTTAGCATCATTTTTTGTATTAGTAAAATATTTATCTAACAATTTTTCAATTGCAGAATACTCTAAAATCATTACATCAGACAATTCAGAATCAACTCCTCTTTGTTAAAAAAACTACTTAAATTTAATTTTCTTTTGTAGAAAAAAATCTCCTTTAGAAAAATCTAAAGGAGATCTGCTGGATTCATTATGTTATTTGGTCTATTTGCTTCATTCTTTTTATTTATAGCTTTTATCCAAAATCTTCTTTGAAAAAAGTTCATTAAACTAACATCAAAGAATCCTTGTTTTGCATAATAACAAATATCAAATATTTCTTGATCGATTGAATCTGTTATATTATTATAAACAGATAACGCGTTAACTATTAAGTTCGGATCCTCCACTGCTCGGACGAAAAAATTCATAAGAAAGAAGTGGCGCTTGTTCAAATTTTGCTTCGCATTCTGGGCATTTAACTTCTATATTTGTATTATTACCATGATCATGTTTTTCTAATTCGGATCTAAATTTTAGAACATCTATTGTATGTAGATTAGGCCATATCTTATGAAGCATCGTTGAAAAATCTTCGGCTTGAGTAAGAATAGTATTATCTTTATTTGGTAGAGTCATTTCTTCAACGCAACGAACTAATTTATATGAATCTGGGCTGATAGCAGAGCCAAATCTTTTAGCTTCAAAACTAGTTTTTTCAGTAGCTTCAATAATATCTTTAAGTCTTGGAAGTCTATATTTAATGATTATTCCACTTTTTGGGAGAGTTGTTTCAAATGGTTCTTTTTTACCGTCTTCAATAAAATCTATAGGATAATCATATAGATTAATAGGAACACTTATATTTACATCACACGATGGACAAGATCTTTTAATTAGATATACTGATCCATAACTAATAGCTCTAATCATATTTAGAAGATAAAAGAAATCACCGGATGTTAGTTCATCTACTTTTATTTTTTCTTCTACAACATTTTGAACTAATCTTTTAAGTACATCATAAAAATTTCCTTTATTAAAACGGTCTATTAGTTTTTCATCTGTTGCAATCCATGGCCTAATATGAAGTTTACCTTTTTTAAGTTCTGGCATTTCATAAAATAAACCTCTAGATGGTAATTCAATTTCTTCAGTTGTTTGTGTTAAAAATGAAAGATCTAATTCTTTTTTTGGCATTCAATTCCTAACTCCTTTTCACCCTAATAACTTCTATATTAGCTCTTATAAGAGCTTTCAATCCTTCTTGATCTAAATCATACAGCTCTTCAAAACAAACAGCTGTAAGATTAGCTGCTGCTATTAACTTGCAACAATCAGTACAAGGAGACAAAGTTGTATATATGACTCCATTTTTAATAGAAATTCCTTCAGATGCGGCCGTTGTAATAGCATTTGCCTCAGCATGTACCTCATGAATTTTAGACCAATTATGATGTTCGGTCCTATTGAAATTCTTTTCATCAAAAATCTCATCACAATTTTTTAATCCTACAGCTGTACCGTTGATTCCAGTTGAAACAATTCTATTATTTTTAACAATTAAAGCGGCTACTTTTTTTGAAACACAATGACTACCTTTAGAAATTACTTTAGCACAATCAAGGAAAATTTCGCACCATTTCTTTTCCTTGATTGATGAGTTGTATGTCAATTCTACAAATTCATCATTTTGAAGTTTAAGATGACTCAACGATATGGTTGTCACGCAATAAGACCTTTCTTAGCTTGTGTTGGATGAATGATTTTAGATGTAGTTTTTGAAAACTGTTCCATTATTTCACTATTAGTTACAATACCAAATAAATCAAACTTATGAAGATTAAAAGTTACTTCAGATGCAGTATTTGTTAAAATTGATCGATTAGAAACTAATCCGCCATCAGGTAGACCCTGATAATTCATTTCTCCATTACCACTATGAACTTTATGAATTGCTATGAATTTATCAGCTACAATGAAATGTTCACTCATTTCTTTTACTTCAACAACTAATTCAATAGCATGACTAGTTTCTGAATTAGCTAAAAACACTAAATCTCCATTCTTAAACATCCTATCACTCACTTTCTTAAACTTCTTCTACAAATGGTTCTACTACAAAAACTAGATTCTTTTCTGTTGTAATTAGATCTGTAATTTTATATTTGATACCTTTATAGGTAGTCTTACTATTAATTTTATTGTGTTTCATGAAAGTGATATCATAATCATATTCTTTTAGATCATCAACATAAGTACCATCTTTATTTAGAATACGATAAACTACTTTATCTGTAACAATCATTGAACCGAGATCAATAAAGGTTTTTTTAATTGGTTTACTTCCACGAGGAGCTCTTTTTCTAGGAATATGAGTACCATCTGTTTCAACTTCAACTACTCTTGTATTTTCTTCTTTTTCTTCAGGCTTAACAAAAGTTCTTTTAAGAGCTTCGGCTTCTTTAACACCTTTTTTTATTCTTTTTGCTTTCCTCCGTTTAGCATTAGCAGCATACTTTTCAATGTTTGTTGACATGAAATCTTCTCCTCTCAGTAATCTTAAAACTATTATATCACAAATTTGGTGCCTTGTACATCTTAACTTTTTGATTTTTTAAGAATTTCAATAGGAGGAGCCGCAGACCATTCTCTGACTAATGATTTACTAAAGTCAACAAACATTCTATTTTGTGAACCTGTGGTACCATCTCTATTTTTGAATACATAAAGAACACTTGTGTTATTAGCATTATCATCTGGTGTAGCATTAATAGTTACTCCGCAATCAACTATTCTAGCTATTCCATAAGATTCTGCTATATATTCTTCTGTTAATATACCACCAGATTCTAATTTAGAAAGAGCTGATCTATTTAATTGAGTAGCAGTAATTACTGGTATTTTGAATTCAATACCTAAATTTCTAACTTGTTGATATATAGAATCTAATTCAAATCTTCTATCATTGTATTTTTGTACAGATCTCATAATATCTGCATAATCAATAATAAGAATATCAGGTTTGAATCCTTTGGTTGTTTCTAATCTCCTAATAAAAGTAGATATATCTGTTGCTGTTGCTGTACCTGATGGATATCTTTTAATCATTAAACGACCAATTCTTTGTTCTAAAAGTTCTTTTATTTTTTTATTTGCTTTATTAGTTTTTAATTCATCTTTTGTTAAACCAAGTAATCTCATATCATATCTTTGAGCTGTTATTTCTTCTGACATTTCCAATGAAATATGTAGAACATTAAGTTTTTGAAGTAAACAATTTGCTCCTACATTAACAAGGTACATTGATTTTCCACAATGAGCAGGTCCCATAAATGTAAAAAGTTCTCCTACTCCAAATCCACCAAAAGTATTATTAAACCAAGACCAGCCAGAATCAATTCTTTTTACCTCTGAATTTTCAGTTCTTCTTATCCATCTATCAAGAATTTCATCATCATTATAAACATCCATGCCTAAATCATCTAAAGAAGCTCCAACTGTTAAGGCTTTTTCAATTCTTTCTTTGACATTTTGATGCTTTCCAATATCTCCTAAATCTTCTAAAGATTCATATACTGCCTTTTTAATTGCTTGACAAGATATGAAATTTCTTACATTTTCTTCAATATATTGTAAAGTAGAAGTTTCAATATGTTTCTTTTCATAAAGCTCTTCAATTGTTTCTACAATACTTTCATTTTCATAACCTCTTTTAACGAATTCACCTAATGCTTCTTTAGTTGGCATTCCTCTGTATTCATTAAAAAATTCCTGTAAAGACTTAAAGATAATACTTAAATCTCTTATTTCAAAAAAAGCCGAATCAGTTAATAATCCTAACCTTTCAAATATTTTTGGTTCTTGAATCATTGCTGTAATTATTTGTTTTTGAAATTCAGGTGAAAATGAAAATGTATCAGGTTGCCATCCAAACGTTTCAGGCAAAATACCACCACATCCTTCTTCCTCCAATTAACTAAAAATTTCAACTAAATTTTCTAGTACTATTTCTTCTTCTTTCATAGCGGATATTACATCAACAAATTTAGATTCAAACTCTCCACTAAAAATAGAAACTATATCTTTATAAGACATATCAGTATTTAATTTTTTTAACTTAAATAAACTATTCACATTACTTTGTAATGACGGTGATAATCTATAAAAATCATTTGTTTTTTTAGCTGCTAAATGTTTATTCATTATTTCAATATCTTCATTCTTTTCAATATATTTATCATATAAATATATTAATTTTTCTGAAAAAATAATTCTAGCTAAAGGCCTTTTGAAATTAGAATTAAGATGTGCTGCTATATCTCTCCAATTCTTCATCATTACATCAATGAATTCTTCAATTCTAACATCTTTATTATATTCTTTCATAAACAAAGATATTTGATTCCATATAGGAACACTATTTAAGTATTCATCTAAATTCATAAATTTATTTTGTGGTATAGAAGAAAAATCTTCTTTTATTTTTGGTATTCTTCCTCTATTATCTCTACAATATTTATAAAGCTTTGAATTATAAACATCAATAACACTATTAATCAATTTAATATTTAAGATCTTCTTATTTCTTTTTTCAAAAGAAAATTTAAGCATAGATAGTTAGTTAACCTCCTTTAA